AAAAGTGATTTTTGTCTGGGTCATGTCGGTCTCCGTGTTGGTCCTGTCCAATACATATGGGGCATCAGAGCCTGATGTTCAAGAGCCTGACAAAAATAAAATAAATCTGTGTCAGGCTCTTGCATCAGGGACTGACAGCCTCTATATGTATTGGACAGGACCAACAGGAGACCAGACCATGAAAAACGAGACAGCCACATTGATCGGGATCGTTGCCGGAGTGGCGTATTACGAAAACCCTGTTCTGGGCGACGAAGCGCCGCTGATGATTAAAGTTGGCGGCGAGCTGATCGAAACAGAGTATTGGGAATTGTCTGACGCCGACGATAACGCCTAACCAACAAGGAGACCACGACATGAACATCAACTTGACCGACGTAGAACTGGAAATGCTGGACCGCGCGCTTGGCGCCGTATGGTGGCAGCAGAACGCGGCGGACGAACCCGGCCAGTCTGAGGCCCACCGCGCGGTCCGCATCCAGCGCAAGTTGGTACACGCGGTGGACCACGCCAGCACCGAGATCGAATAGCAACCAACTGGAGACCGAGACATGAACGACATCCCTGATTTCTTAAAGCGCACCGGACCTGCAACAAAGGTGAAGAAACAGCGGCTCACAAAGCACCGTTGGGTAATGCCTAAGCTGCCCTTTGCAGCGCGGCCCCCAAAGGGTGCGGCGTGGCGCGGGGCGACTAGGGTGCGCGTCAATTTGGGTGACGAGTGCCCCCGGATTGGTTGCGGCAACCGCCACGTCTGGGCAAAGCGCGGTCGCAAATGGGCAACGCTGTGCGACAGCCTTGGCAATCGCGGCAGGCTGCCCGTCGCGGTGTTCGATCACATACAGGAGACAGAGACATGAGCAAGCTAGCCCACAGCAACGAAGAGACCATGAAGATTATCGAGGAGAACGACTGCGACGAGGAGGAGAGGCGTCTATCGGAGGCGCGCGTTGACAGAAAAGAATTAACCCGCCACTCTGTCGAGTAGCGGGATAGTTCTTTAACTGCGGTGCGCAAACACCGACTATCCCGATCACGGAGACCAATCGAATGACCGAGACCCCCCAATTATACGCCGACCTGCCGCCCCTAATCAAGGCGGCGCTCGACGTCGCAGCCACCGGGTTGCCAGTATTCCCGACCATCGACAAGATGCCTGCGTGGTCGAACGCCGAGCTCGGCGTCGCGAAGGGCGAGGGCGGATACAAGATCGCCTCGACCGACCCTGATCGCGTCATCGAGCTGTTCTCCCATCGGCGTGCGCAGGAGATCGCCGTGCCGATGGGCGAGATGAGCGGCCTGATGTGCGTCGACGTCGACTTACAGAAGGGCGACCACGTCCACCAGTGGCGCGACGACAACGCTTCGTGGCTGATCGAGACGCGATGCCATTCGACGCGCAGCGGCGGGCTCCATTTTTTATTCCGCCACATTCCCGGCATCCGGTTTCCGGCGCAGCTCGCACCCGGCGTCGACATCAAAGCAGGCGGCACCGGCTACATTTGCTGGCCGGGGACACCGGGCTACAGCCTGATCGGCGACGTCCCGCTGTCTAAATTTCCGATCGATCAGATTAAGAGGGGCGACGGAGAGCGCGGCCCGCTGTCGCTGACGTCTTGGAATCAGGCGACGGACCATGAGCTGATCGACAAGATCAGATCGGCTGAGGATCTCTACCCCGCGCTGCGGTCTCTATCTGTGAGGCTGCCGTCGAGGCGTGGAGATGACGGCCTGCCATTGAGCAGGGACCGTCAGGTCGAGATCATGCACGCGATCATGGACGACAGCGAGGCTGCGCACCCTGCGCATTCTCGGCACAACGACTGGGTCGATAGGCTGGGGAAGATCGAGGATTTGGTCGACAGTGCCATCGACAGGACGGGCGTCACTCTGACGCCTGACGACATCGAGCGCCTGACGGCAGGCGAGCCCTTTATGGATATCGCCGTCCGCCCTATCGGTCCCCAGCAGGAGACGACTGCCCTTGATATTGAGGAGCTTGTTGGGGACGACGACGATGAGATCGAGGTCATGACCGCCGCGTCTCTTGCAGTGGAGGTGCTGCCTCCGATCGAATGGCTAGTCGATCAGATGATACCGATGGGCGGAACTGTCAGCCTCGGCGGTACGTCTAACGTCGGCAAGACGCGGTGGCTGGCCCACCTATCGATCTGCCTCGCCGCAGGTAATACGGAGGCGATGGGTCTGCCTGCTTCGAGTGCTGCGTCCGTGATGTGGTGCGCTAATGAGGAGCGGGTCGAGGACATCAAACGCCGTCTCAAGGCCGCTTCGCAGCATATGGGTATCACTTCTGGTGCTGACATCGTCGTGAGGGGCAAGACTGAGGGGATGCTTCGCCTGATCGCACTCAATGAGATCGGCACACCTGAGATCGATCGGGAGAGCGTAGCTAAGGTCGTCGGATGGTGCAGGAAGCACAAAGCTCAGGTCGTCATCCTCGATCCATACGTCACACTGTCCGATGCGATGGACGAGAACTCAGCGACGTCGGCTGCGATGCTGACGAAGGCATTTTTGCTGATCAGCTCGCTGACTGGGGCTGCCGTCATACATGCCCACCACACGCCGAAGGACCGAAACAAGGACAACGACTGGTACAGGGCCGACAGCGGCGCTTGGCGAGGCTCTGGGGCCATCTACAGCGCACTCGACTGCGGCTTTACGCTGGCGAACTGGATGCCGGCAGGCGGAGAGCCCCGCAAGCGGTGGAAACAGAAGTTTCTGGAGGACGAATTGGGCCGGTTCATCGTGCTGGACACGGGCAAGATACGCGAAGGCCGCCCGCTGGTGCCGGTCGTCTATGAGCTGGTCGGTGAGGAGCTGCCGGAGGGATTTGAGATCGGCGTCTGCCGCGTATCGAGTGCTAGCGAGGCGGAGAACGTCCTCCAGCATTCAGGTGACGACGCATATCTGGCCGGCGAGCTGGCCTATCAGATATGTGCTGCGATGGGCGCCGGTACGCATACCATCAAGGACGTCCACGGCAAGGGGATATTGGGATGGCCGCTGACAGATGGCGACGTCACGGCAGCTAGATATGACAGGATCAAGGAGCTGTTCGACGGTCCTATATCAAGCGAGTTGGGCGTCGTTCGTACAACTAAGAAGGGCAAGGCTTGGGCATTGGAGGTGGACCTTGATTAGCGTCAGAGATGAGGGGCTCGCTCCGAGCGTTTCTGCGGTTTTTGCCCGTTTTGGGCCTATCCAACAAGAGATGACGAAAAACGTGTTGGATAGAATCTATCCAACAAGGTTTTATGTATGTATATCAACAACTTAGTTCCAACATGTTGGATAGCGTGTTGGATAGTGTTGGATAGGGGTTAAGTCGTTGAAAACAAAGGCCGATTCGTATCAAACAACAAGGGCTCCCTACGGGAGACCCCAGCACGGTGCTGGGTCACCCCGTGGGGACTAGAGGAGGACTACCAAATGAGTGACCGGAAAATTATTGATTACGATATTGTTATTCAGGGAAATTATGCGGAGAAATGGGGAGTCCCGTTTGGGGTCCGGGTTCAGGAAATGTTGGATGACGGGTGGGTTCCTTACGGCGACCCATTCACAATTCCGTCGCAACAGTATGGATTATGCGGCTTCGCTCAGGCAATGGTGAAGTACGATGGCGAATAGAAACAAGCAGCGCGGCTACGAGCTGGAGAAAGAGACGGCAGACTTCTGGAAGGAGAACGGCGTCGAAGCTCGGCGCGTCTTTGCGAGCGGAGCATATGCGCGGCTCGGCGAGGAGTTTGAAGGCGACGTAAAGTTGGCCGGCAGATACATCATCGAGGCAAAACGTAAGAAAACCGGTTACCGTTTTCTGTATCAGGCTCTGGATCAGGGGGGCGGCAGCGATATGATTGTGGTGAGGGAGGATCGTAACCGGCGGCTCTACGTCATGGAGGAGGATACGGTGCTTGACCTGCTGAGGCTGGCGGGACTAGTCTCTGAAACTGAACTAGGATGATTTAGTTATGGCCAACACAACTGGCAAAAAGTACGGCGGCAGGAAGAAGGGCACGCCAAACAAGACCACGCAGGACATGAAGTCTGCGATCCTTGAGGCGTTCGAGCGTGCTGGCGGCGCTGACTATCTGACGATGCTGGCCAAGGACGAGCCTCGCACGTTCGTGACGTTGCTGGCTAAGGTTTTGCCCAACGAGAATATCAACGCCAACATCGACCTCAACGACATGACGCAGCGGCTGCAAGAGGGACGCGACCGCGTCGCCAAGCTCCGCGTAGTGAACGGATAACCAAATGGCACGACCCGGATTGTACGCAAATATTCAAGCGAAGCGTCGCCGCATCGCAGAGGGTAGCAGCGAGCGTATGCGTAAACCCGGCAGCAAAGGCGCGCCAACTGCCGCTGCGTTTAAGAAGAGCGCGAAAACTGCAAAACCAAGGAAAGGAACATGACATGGCATATGGAACAAAAAAGAAGCCGATGAAGCCGCGCAAACCTAAGAAATGACCGACAGTATGGCGAGAGCCGCGCACCCGCACTCGGCACCGGCTAGCCACCTCTGGGGCAGTCCGATGCCGGGGTCGGGGAGCATGGATATTTGTAAGACGTGCGGCGCCAAGCGGGTGTCGACGTCTGCAGATCCTAGCCACCCAGACGGCCAGTGCCGGGGCGTCGACGCCCCTGTCGCTCACACAATGTCGGAGTACGACCCGCTGTGAGCCAACCCGCTGTTGACGTTGAGCTGGCCGACGAGATCGCGCAGTTCTACGATGATCCTCTCGGCCACGTTCTGTTCAGCTATCCGTGGGGCAACGGCCAGCTCGAAGGGTTTTCAGGCCCCGACGGCTGGGCCGTTGGCTTCATGGAAGAGGTCGGTCAAGAGGTCCGCGATCGACGCTTCGACGGCCATACTGCAGTCGACCCAATTCAATTCAGTACGGCCAGCGGACACGGCATTGGCAAGTCCGCGCTGACTGCGTGGCTGATCCGCTGGATCATGGACACCCGCCCGTTCAGCAAGGGCATCGTGACGGCCAACACATCCGAGCAGCTTCGGACCAAAACGTGGGCCGAGGTCGCCAAATGGCACCACATCGGCATCACGAAGCATTGGTGGACCTTAAACGCTGGCGGCGGCGGATCGATGAACATGTACCACAACGATCACCGCGAGACGTGGCGTGTCGATGCTCAGACCTGTCGCGAAGAAAACAGCGAGGCATTCGCTGGGCTGCACGCAGCGCAGGCAACCCCGTTTTATATTTTCGACGAAGCATCAGCGGTGCCCGACAAGATCTTCGAGGTGCGCGAGGGCGGGCTGACTGATGGCAGTCCGATGACGTTCGACTTCGGCAACCCGACGAGGAACACTGGGCGGTTCTACGAGAATATGGCTGGGAGGTTCCGGCATCGGTATGTCCGACGCCACATCGACAGCAGGGACGTGAAGATCACGAACAAAAAGGTCTTCGAGAACTGGATCAGCGACTATGGCATCGACAGTGATTTCGTGAAGGTCCGGGTGCTGGGGCAGTTCCCGTCAGCCGGCGAGCTGCAGTTCATCCCGAGCGAGGCGGCTCGTGCCTGCATCAACCTCGAAGTGGCAGTACAGTCGCACGATCCGCTGGTCATGGGCGTCGACGTCGCAAGGTTTGGCGACGATCAGTCTGTGATCTG